ATTTAGTTAATGTAAAACCTACAACAGATAATAAACCAGGTGATATGTATTCACATGTAGCAGTTTCTGTTGTGGATAAAATGCATAAAGAAGCAGAAAAAGCAGATGATATAGCTTTAAATTATTATGATCTTTATTTTAAAGGCATAGAAAAACTTAGAAATAGGTTTAGAACTGCTGAGTTAAATAATGATAAAAAATCTGAGCTGTATAAAAAACTAATAAAATGGTATCAAAGAAGATATAAAAAACAACTTAAACTTACTGATATTATTTATTGGGATAAGTCTAAATTTACCGTTAAAGAATGGCGTAAAATTGTTAAACGGAATGTTATGACTTATGGTTATAGTGCAACCAAACAAGGTATGGGTGAACAAATAATACAAGATACTAGAGATATAGATAATGTATATTTAAGTAACAAACAACACTCGGCTGCTCGAGCTTTAGGTGCTCTTGTTTATTTAACAATTGAACAAGAATTTCCTATGGTTTCATCAACTATGCAATTGTTTAAAAATAATTGCGAAAAATATATGAAGGATACTGGTAAACAATATTCTCATAAAACATTAATTAGCAATTTTCCATTTACACAAAAATATGTTAAATATAAACGTGGTATTGTATTTGTTCATGATGGTTTATATGTACAAAATCAGGATAAATCATATAAATGGGATTATCAATTGGAGTTAATTATTAAAACAGAATTAGCAATACAAAATATTAGTAAGGCTAAGGCTGGAATAAGTCCTAATACAATTCATAATTTGGACTCATTACATTTAATGCTTGTAATTGATAAATGTAACTTTGATATAGTTTCAGCACATGATAGTTATGGTTCACATGCTTGTAATGTAGTTGATATGCAAAAATGTATCAGAGAACAATTTAAACATATCATAGACCAGGATCCTCTTCAACATATATTGAATGAAACTGGTAATTTAGTTCCTATGATTCAACGTGGTAATTTAGATAGTAAAGAAATATTACAATCTGAATTTGCCTTTGCTTAAAAGGAGGTAAAATGATATTATCAATAACATACATTCTATTGATATATTTGTTTATAATAGGAATGTTAATAATGTGGAATAAGGAGAAATAATATGGATAAATATATATATAAAGGACTTGAAATAATTGGTAACTATTTAGAAAAATGGGCTACTTGGTCATTATTAAATAGAACTGAAATTGTATGGTTCAGTTTTGGTGTATTATCAATTTTAATATTACAATTAATATTTTAGAGAGGAGGTAATTGTTATAATTAATAAACCACAAAAACGAGGTAATTTCTTTGTTATTGTAAAAGACAATAATATTGAAAAAGCTATTCGTAAGATGAAAAACAAATCTAGCAAATTAGGTATATTAAAAACGTACCGAGAAAGGCAAAGATATGAAAAACCATCTGAAATAAAAATAAGAAAAGCAAAAGAAGATAAAATTAATCTTTATAAAGCTAAAATAAAGAGGGAAAAGAACTTATAATTTATAAGGCTATTCCTATTTCTATACCTTACAGAAAAACGTAAAGCTTAAGGCTTATATAAGCTTATATAAGCCTAAAGCCTAACTAGGCTATAATAGATATATAAATAAGTTATATAAGCCTATATAAGCCTTAAGCCTTAGCATGTTCTTTGCCAAAGGCGTTAAAAACTTCCCAAACTTTTAAAATCTATACCTTACAGACAACAGAGCGTGGTGGTATGTGGTAGAACATATTGCGGCTCAATGAAATACTTTAACGACTAATATTAACAAATAGAAAATAACTTTAAATTGATAGGCGGTATATTTATGGCTGGAAAGGGCGGAGCTAGGCCAGGGGCTGGAAGGCCTCCAAAAAGTACAGTAGAGAAAAGTACCATAGATAAATCAAGTATAGATAAATTAAAGAAATTAGGTATAGATCCTATTAATATATTAGTTAAAGAATTATCTAAGCTTAAAGGCAAGGATGATTTTAGGTCACAAAATTTACGAGTTCGAATAGCTGAAAAGCTGTTAGAATATGGGTATCAAAAGCAACCAGTTGGTCAGGCTTCATTGCAACAGGCAAACGTGCCAGTATTAACTATAGTGCAAAAAACTGAACCAGCGCTTAAACCCGTATCAATATTAGAAAATAGCGACGCTGTTATTAACCATGCGCCAAATACAGATGACGAAACTAACTGAGAAAGTTTATAAGGTATACATCACATACTATACCGACGGATCTTATTATATTGGTTTTACCGGTAAATACGGAACGGCATTAGCTACTTATTTCGGATCAAATACGATTCGAGATAAATTGGTAAGTCACAAAGACATTGTTTTTACTTCTAAAAGTAAAGCAACGGCTAAACTTTTTGAGCTTCTTTTACAATTATCCAGATTGGATTCCTCTTGGTGTGTGAACAGCATGTTAAACGTAAGAGTTAGAAAAGAGCACATGAAGGACTTACCGAAGTTTAAATTAACTTTTGAAGACGATAAATACAACAATAAAGATAAACAATGAATATAGATAAACTAAGAGAACAATTAAAAATTGATGAAGGTGTAAAATACGAAATTTACAGAGATCATTTAGGTTATTTAACTTTTGGCATAGGCCATTTAATTACTGAAAAGGATCCTGAATATGGACAACCAGTTAAAACTGAAGTTTCTTCAGATAGGGTTAATGAAGTATTTAATGCTGATGTTCAAAAATATATAAATGAAACTAAAAAAGTATTTTCAGATTTAGAATCTAAACCTGAAGCAATACAATTAGTACTTGTTAATATGTGCTTTAATTTAGGTGCTCCAAGATTAAGTAATTTTAAAAAATTTATTGCTGCAATTAATGATCAACAATGGGCTGAAGCAGCCGTTGAAATGATGGATAGCAGATGGGCTAAACAAGTTGGTCCAAGAGCAGAAAGATTAAGAGACGTAGTTTTAGAACAAGCTAACTGAGAGCATCATAATAAATCTTTGGATATATATTCAAAATATAGTAAATAAATATGAATCATAAAATAGAACTTTTCGACTTTCAACAGGAAGTTTTAACTGATCCTGCTAGGTTTAAGATAATGGCATCAGGAAGAAGAGTTGGTAAATCATATTTAGCAGCCGTTGCTGCATATAATCATTGTTTAGAACAATCAAACAGAAGAGCCTTAATAATTGGTCCAACTGTTTCAATGATAAGAGAATCTATTTGGACAACATTAAAAGGTTTGGTGCATCCAGATCATATAAATGGCTATCCAAGAGAAATAGATTTAGAAATAAGATTTATTAATGGATCTAAAATTACCTTAAAAGGTTTTGATAGACCAGACAGTTTAAGAGGTATATCACCATCACCTACATTTATTGTGTTAGATGAGTTTGCCTATATTAAACAAGATGCATTTACTGAGGTTATATTACCTATGACTTCAGACCCACAAAGAAGAGCAAGTGTATTTGTAATAAGTACACCAAAAGGTATAACCAATGACTTTTATAAGTTATGGGTTAAAGGTCAAGAAGATAAAACAGGCTTATGGAAGTCTTGGCAGTTTACTGCTGAAGATGTTAGGCCTGATATGAAAGAGGAAATTGAACTTGCTCGGGTTACAATGGATTTAAAAAGTTTTAATCAAGAATATTGCGCCACCTTTAATAACACTGGTGATGCTGTATTTTATAATTTTAATAGAAATATACATGTAACAAATAACCTGTTGCCTATTGAGCCAGGTGAGCCAATACATATTAGCATTGACTTTAATGTTAGAATAATGGCTTCAACTGTATGGTGCCACCGTGGTAACCAATTACATGCAATGGATGAGTTCTTTGGCAATGCTGATACTTATCAATTAATTAGATCTATAAAGGGTCGTTACAAAAATAGAGATATAATTTGTTATCCTGATGCATCTGGTAGAGCAATGAAAACCAGTGCTGCTACAGGTACCACAGATTTTAGTATATTAAGGAATGCAGGGTTTAAAGTATTAGCAAGGTCTAAGCAACCACCATTGGTTGATAGTGTTAATGCTGTTAATGCATTGTTAAAGGATGCTAAAGGTAATACAAGATTATATTTTAATAAAGAAAAGACTCCAAGGACAATTGCCTCGGTTGAGACAACCACTTGGAAAGAAGGTTTTACTACAGGTATGGATAATGCTATTATAGATAAATCTAAAGGTGTTGAACACTTTTCAGATGGTGTAAGATATATATCTGAATTCTTATATCCTATAGGTAAACATAAACCACAAGTTATCCGTGATAGGTCGTGGTCATTTTAGTTCGTAACTAAATAATCAATATTATATAATAAAGTTAATCAATGGTAGCTATTAATCAAATGGCACTAAACCATTGGTGTTTAAAGCTTATTTAAATTTTTGTGGTCCGAAAGCAATACATTCGAGCCGAGCTTTTTCAATTTAGCCGCCTAGAGCCCAGCAAAAACTATGTTTAGCAAGGCAGGCGTGGCTGTACGTACTGAGCGCTTTCAATTCAAATAGAACTGACTGACCGCCTAGTAGGCCTCGGGGCGTTATGGGCGGATGGGGACTAGATCCCTCTTTTGGCGTCGGGCTGTGTGGCCAATCGCACTTTGTCGAACACCAATTTCTTTTGATCTTGGATCGGCCAAATCA